ATAGAATTCGACGACGGGATCGCTGATGCTGGCGATCGGTCCAATCACCTCGGTCGAAGCCGTGATCTGCGCGCTATGGTCGCCCGCGCCGAGGGTGACCTTGAACGGGATCGAGAGCGCCGAGCGGCGCACCCGTCCTTGCGCGTCGATCACCTTGTCGACCGCCACGTACTGGTAGACACCGGCGGCGGTCATCGCTCCGCCGGCAGCGGTGGTCGAGGCGGTGATTTCGGGAAACAACGTAAACGTGGCCAAATCCATAGCCGTTCCATCGAACTGCGTGACCATCCCGCCGGGGAAGAACGTGGTCCCGCTGAGCTCGCGCCCATTGCGAAGCTTTGGCGAGAAATTGATCGCCGCCCGCAGCACCTGATGCGTGGTCGTCAGGGTGTTGTTGGTCAGCTTGGTGACGTGCGACAGGGCCGTGTATGCCGTGTTGCCAGACACGAACACCGACGCCGGCAGATTCTCCATGGGGGTGGTAATGCCGCCGGCCGTTCCCGGCATGATGATGCCGGCGACGCGCGGGCCGATCGTGTCCTGCAGGTTACCATCGGCAGGGATTACGAACGCGGTGGGTTGCACGGTCGTCGATGCCGGGGCTGCGTCCCAGAATGCGACCAGATAGTACTTTCCGCCGACGAAGAACACCTTGGACGCGATCTTGAGCCCGCGGACCAGCATGGTTGCGTTGGTCTTGATCCCGCCGGTGGTTCCATCTCGGGACAGAACCGTGTACGTCGGGGCGGACGAAGCCAGGAACGCAGTCATCACGTCGCGCCCGCCACCGGCGGCGTCGATCACGGTCGTCGCCGATACCGCGAAGGCAGTGGTCAGCTTCTTGACGATGATGCCGTTGACGATGTCACTGACCGCTAGGTGGTAGAAGCCTGTGTTGAACCGGTCGAAAGCCCAACACAGCGCATCCGCGGCGCCGCCGGTGGCGATGTTCGTTGGTCCCGTGACGGCGGCGCCGGTGGCTGGGTTGAACTCCACAACCTGGACGCCGCCCGCATTGAGTGAGTAAGCGACCAGGACCGTTGACGCGCTTGGCTTCGTCATCACGTCCAGGTCTTGCCCGGCGCTGACCACTGCGCCGGACACTGCGAACGAATTCGTCGCGCCGGTCGATGTGTTGTAGACGAGCGCCTTGACCGTATACGGGAAGGCGGTTGTATCGACAACGAACGTCGTGAGGTAGATGCCGCCAGCGGCGACCCGTGCGCGCTGACCGGTGAATCCGGTGGACGCCAAGCCCTGAATGACAACACCAGACGCGAAATCTGTGATCACGTATCCGACTGATCCCGTGATGCCCTGGTCGAGAACGGCCGTCATGGCGACGTTGTTGGAGACCGCAATGTCTGGATGTCCGACATCTCCGATCGTGGTCGATGACAGATTCTGCGACTGCAGCGCGCTCATCGTCGTGACCGCCATCGGCATCGGCTGGTAGCCGCGGGCGTTGTGCATCCACAGGTTCTTGGTCTTAGAATAGACGTACAGCGCGTCTGCGGTGCCCGGCGAGGCCAGCGACCCAATCAAGCCTAGGTTGCCCCCCTGGAGCGGAAACATCGCGCGGCAGGCGGCCAGGGCCCCGCCACTGTCGGTCAGGTTGGTCATCGGGACGAAGGCGTTGCGCGCGCGCAGTTCGCCCGACTTCGCCCGGTAGGCGTCGGTGATGCTGACGAGGCCGCCCTCGGGCATCGTCTTGGGGTCGAGCTTTTCGCTCATGGCCCCGCCGACCATCAGCGGGAGCAGTTGCTTCTGAAGCGCCACGTCAGCGACCGCCCCGCACGGGTCGAGCACCACAGGCACGTACTCGACGGGTCGGCCGTCGCAAGCGGTCAGGCAGAGCGTTGTGGCCCACGCCAGGGCACGAATATTCCTCATGGCGGCGACGACAGACACCGCCAGGGCGGTAACAGCGAGCGTTTTCATGCGAGTCCCCTCTCTCATCCCCGGTGTAGCCCCTGGAAGCGGCCGGGGACTCCTGCCGCCGTTCACCGCGGTTCATGAGGCCGCGGCTACCAGGGACACCAGGATCCGACGTTCGCCGAATTGCCGCAAGATGAGCAGGCGTTCAGGTGTCGGATAACCGCGTATGTTTGGCAATACTGCCACTTTTACGCGAGCGGTCATTAAGGGTTTCGGTGACTTAGAAGAAGAGTAGTGTGACGGTCGCTAGACCGCCGCTCGACTTCAGATTCACGAACTGCGAGGGATTTGTGCTGGTCGCCCCCTCGCAGAAGATCGAAACGACGCTGTTGCGCACCACGAGCCAGCCGCGGATCGGACGACCAAGGCCGTGAAACACAGGCGTGTCGGTCCCGCGAACGGCTGTCGTCACCACGTTCGATGCCAGTAGCGCCGTGTCGTCGACCTTGTCGAATGCCTTCTCGATGATGTCCTGCACGCGGGACAGGTCGTCGGTCTGGAGAGCGTCGAAGAACTTCACGGCGGCGGCAGCCTTGCGGGCCAGCGCGCGCTCGTCACGTCGACCACCTTGCGGGGCCGGTTCGCGTCCAAGCGGCGCGCCTCGCTGCGGATGCGCTTCTCCATGCGTTCGCGCTGCTGTGTCAGGACCGTGGTATCCGACTCCTCGACGTCGCGCGCCTTGATGGCGGTCGCGATGACGATGTACTCGTTCCACTTGTCGACGACCGTCGAGACGAAGTCGCCATCGGCCGCGAGCGCGATCGGAGCCGGGACGTAGTCGAGACGGTAGTTGCCCGCGGCTCGTGTCGCTGGGTAGATGTGCAGGATGCCGCCGATAGGGCAGTAGGAGAGGCCCCGGTCGCTGGGCCAATTGGTGCGCTCGCCCCACTCGAAGCGGTCCAGGTCGTATGCCTGATCGGTGTCGGGGTTCCAGGTGACACCGCGAACTTGGTCGCAGTCGGCCGGCAGCGCGAACGTCATGCCGCCGGTGGTCGATCCGTTGACCAGGGCGAAGTTCGACGACGAAAGCGCCCGATCGCCCGCCGAGGACTCCACCAAGGCCCAGAGCTCCAAGTACGACTCGTTGATCAGCGAATTCCAATCGCTGGTCAACACGAGGCTGTTGGCCGCTGAGTCGTCCATGTTCGCGCGCTTCGCCGACCGCGCGCGGATCTGGGCCAAGGTGGCGGCCATCAGTACTCGCTGGAGTCGTCGTTGTCCTTGCCACCGTCACCGGCGGCAATGGTGTGGGCGTCGCGGAACGCCTGCGCGGCGCCCTCCCAGTCCTTGTTGGATAGGTGCTTGGCGATCTCCTGCATGGCATCGGACAGGCCGGTCGGCGCGGCATTGTCAGTCACCTCGCCGCCGTCCTTTGCGCTCGCCGACTTCTCGTCACCCTTACCTGACGACTTGTCGCCGACGAGCTTTTTGGCGATGTCCTTGTTGTTCACGAGTCACGCATGGTCGCGATGACCTTGATGACCGAGTTGTCCTGGACGTCGGCATCGGCGTTTCCGTTGTCGATGAACTGGACAAAGAACGAGTTGCCCGTGTCCAAGACGCCAGCCGTGGTGGTGTTTCGGACGATGTACCCGTTCGCCGCCTTCGCCGCGTTGTAGGCCGCGAGGCCCGCGATGAAGACGCCCGCCGAGACGTCGACCAACTCGCCGTACTTCTGGTCGAGCACGCATAGGTAGCGCCCCGCCGCGCTGCGCGTGACGTTCGAGATGCCCTCTTTCTTCGAGGAGAACGAGGTCACCGCGCCGGTCGCGCCGGTGTTGATCTTGACGAGCACGCTGGTCAGACGGCGGGTGCCGGTGAGCCAGTCTTTGTAGAAATTGTGAGCTGACATGTTGGCCTTTCAGCGTGCCGGGGCCTGTACGAGCGCCCCGGCTACGTCAATTACAGCTGCACCGCGACGTTGAAGCCCGGCGCACGGCACCCGAGCTGGAAGTACCCGCCGACGCGGACCTCGTAGCCGTCGCTCGAGGACTGACGCAGCATCTGCAGCTCGTCCTCGTCGAGGAAGCCGATCGGCTTGCCCATGGCCAGGAACGACCATGTGTCGAGCTGGACGACGAAGGCGCGCGTGACCGGGCAGGCGCTGTCCGGGATGACCTGCACTGGGCCCTTGGGGCCCTGCAGGGTGAGAGCGCGGAAGCCAACGCCGCCCTTCTCCACGTCGGCGTAGACCTTCTTGGAGCCGAGCGAGTTTTCTAGGTCCAACCACCGCGTGTAGCTAATGAAGCAGTAGTCGGGCTTGCCGCCACCGCGCGCGCTGAGGACCAGCGCCTTGGTTAGCGCCTCCTCGATGTTCATCGTGGTGCCGTCGAGCCGGCGACCACCGAGACGGGTCTTGTCGATCGTGCGGTCGACGTTCCAGAAGTTGCCCGTCAGGTCCGCGCTGTTGAACGGGTCCCAGGCCTCGAAGCCTGTGATCCGCTGCCTGGTCGGCGTCGCGCTGTTCTGCCGATCGCCCTCGCCGAAGATGAAGTCGCCCACCGCGATGACGCCGCCGGCGCCCGCCGCGATGCTGTTCAGAGCCGCGTTGAACGTGATCGCGCCGCCGTCCTCGTCGCGAGAGATGACCTGAAGCCGGTTGGCGCCGTCGGTGCCGCGCAGGATCGACGCGGCCTGAGACGGTGCGAACTTGACCCATTGGTCAACCTCGAAGTTCATGACGTCGTCGGGGTTGGCGAACGTCACCGTCGCCGACGCGAGGTTCTGGCCCGCGGGGATGAGACCGATGTCTCCCCAGCCAGCGCGGAACATGTCGAGAGCGACACGCCGAGCCGCCGCCTTGAAGGTGCCGTCGATTTCCGCCGTGGCGTACTTCAGGTACGCGTTGGCGTTGCCGCGGGTCTGGCGGATCAACTGGCCGGTGATCTGCGCGACGCCGTAATGGGTCACGTTGGTCATCGACCAGCGCTTGATCTTCAGGTTGCCGACGTTGGCCTGTGCCGTACCGAATGCCGCCGACTGGCCCTGGTTGTGGCCGTGGATGATCGGGAGCTCACCGCTGGAGCCGCCAAAGTCCTCGTCCTTTTCGATCAGCGCGTACGCGGCGGATTCCCCGTACGTCAAATCCTTGATGGTGCGTTCGTTGCCGTAGTAGTGCTGCTTGAGAGCAGCGGCCTGGGTAGTTGAATCGGATGCCATGTGACTGGCCTTTCAGCGAGAGCGAGCTAGCGCTTCCCCCAGCCGCGGGACTCCATGAGCCGAGCTGCCTCGGACAGGGATTCCTCACGCGTCAGGTTGACCCGCTTGATTGCGGGCGGACCGCCGCTCACGTGGTTGTTCGTGAGGGTGTCTGGCGCGTTGTCTGCTCGTGCGCCGTTGCTCTCGCTGCTCGCTGCGGGCCTGTTTTGCCCGTACTTCTTGGTGCTGAGGAACTTCTTTGCCTCCGCGTCGTAATGGCTTTCGGCCATTGCGAGCGCCTCTTCGATGGGCAACACCTTGCCCGTCTTGCCGTAATGCGCGTCGACGATTTCGAACGCGAGGTCAATGCCCTCATCGCTCTTTGCCAACGTCAATTCGAACTTGTCGCCCGCGGCCTTTGCGTCGTTGGCCATCTTGGCCTTGAACGCGACCTTGGTTTGCTCCAGGCGCTCCGTCTCTTCGCGCTCCGTGGCGGTCTCGCGTTCCTTGGCGTCGTTCGTGCGCGCGGCTTCTAGGGCGGCCAACCGATCAGCCTCGGTGGGCTCCTTGCCCAATGCGATGAGCAGGTCGGTCAGCTCACCGGGCGTGATGCCGGCCAGCTCCAGCAGCGCGGTCGGGTCCTTCTTACTGCGCGCGGTCTCCAGTGCCTCACGCACGGACTTGACCGACTCGGCTTCCTTCTTGACCTGGTCTTCACGATTGCGGATCGCCTGGTCCTTGCGGGCAAGCGCGGCGAAGGCACGGCCAAGGTTCGTGTCCTTGGAGTCCTGGCCGGCGGGGATCTCGCCATCGACCTTGGGCGGCTCGACGACAGGCACAACTGCGGCGGCGGCGCCCGTCGCATCGACCGCGGGCGCTACGTCAGGCTTGGGCGCATCGAGTACGACCTTCGAGGCCGGTGCGCCAACGGTCGCAACGTTGATCTGTTCGCTCACACAACGGCACCGCTATTCCCGTGGCTACGCTGCAGCAGCCTGGGGAGGCAGCGCAGGCAGGTTACTGGGCAGCGCTGGCAGACCCCCGCCAGGCAACGGTGACGGCGGCACTGGCGGAGGGAGCACCGCTCCCGGCGGCAACGCAGAGGGTAGCGCGGGCGCCGGAGCGGGCAAAGGTTGGGGCGGCGGCGTCATCAGGTCGCCGATCTCATCCATCAGGCGGGCCAATAACTCGATGCGCTTCTCGGCAACGCCGGTACGCTTCGCTTTGGACTTCGCGGCCTGCGCCATCTGCAGCAGCAACTGCAGGTTCATGTTGGGCTCGGGCGGGATGTACTCGCCATGCTCCACGATCTGCGTGATCATGTACCGCGCCTCGGTGAACGCCTCGTTCTGCACCGACATGAACTCTTCCATGTCGGGGAAGTCGAGCATCTGGCGGGCCCAGATACCGCTGGGCGTCTGATCGGTGAGTAGGCCGCTCTTTTGGATATCCTGCACTGCCTGCAGCTTCGCCGCGGGCGTCGTTGGCAGAAGCGACGTCGGGAACTTGCGCATGACGAACTCGTCGCGCGTCAAATTGACGTCTTTCCACGCGATTTGCTCCAGTTCGTGCGTGCCTGGGCTCAGGACGTCGACGTCTTCCATCTCGCGGGCCAAATCGATGACCTGACCCGCGTTGTTGAGCACGAACGTCTCGCTTCGCTGCCCGACTTTGACGAAACGCTCCGTCTCGATGTCGTGATATGCGTTGATCGCGACTGCGGCGTCCAATCCCTCGGGCTTCTTCGAGCTGGCGGACAGCTGCGAGATGCCGGTGATCTCAAAAGACTTCTGGTAGAGCGTCTCCAGGCGTTGGTAGAGCTCGGGGAGCACCGCCTGCCACATGGCCTGCGTCGGCATCGTGCCCGTGTACTCGAGGATGGCGCCGATTTCGTTGTTGATGGTCGCCGAGATGATTTCTGAACCACTCTCAACGAAGATGCGGGGCACCGACATCAGGTGTTGGGCCGCCGCAATGACCTTCTGCAGTTTGTTGATCTCCAGCTGGAGGCCAACGACCTGCTCGATCAGGCCCTGACCCCAGAAGCCAACGGGGCGCAGGTTCCAATTGAGCTGCGGGAACGGGAAGTAGTCTCGCTTCCAGGGCTTGCGCACCAGGGAGCAGCCCTTGATCGCAATGCGGTACACGCCGTCTTCGTCGCCGGCACCGAGGTGATACCCCTCGTACACTGGGATCATGTCTGTGGCGCGCAGGTTGATGGACTTCAGCGGATCGCCACCGTCGGCGTCCTTGATGCGAGCTATCTTATCGGGGTCCTTGCCGCCGAACTCGCTCGCCAGGACATGCCGGTCGACCCACTTGCGCTGGTAGATGCTGCGCGGCTTGCCGTAGATGGCCTCTGCGTCGTTGACGAGCAGCTCGGTGGGCAGGACCCGCTCAATGCAGATCTTCTTGCGACGTCGGTCGGCGTAGACCTTCGAGATGCCGCTGTCGAACATCGCGCAGTCGGTGAAGCAGCGATCGAAGACTGATTCGTAGAAGTCGGTCTCATAGAAGATGCCGTCGAGGAACTTCGTCAGGCCCTTGGCCATCTGCGACTTGTCGTAGTTTCCGCCCATCGTCATGAACAGCGCGCGCGGGCGGTTCTTGCTGATCTTGGCGGCCGCGGTATCGACCACGGCTTGCGCGACGTTGTAGGTCACGCGGTGTCCGAGGGTGTCGAACGATGGCGCTACCGTCGGGCGCACGGTCCCGAGCTGGTAGAGAGAGTCCATCATCTGGTTCGTGTAGAGGCGCGCGTACAGCAGCGCTAGGCGCGCGCGTGGGCGCTGGTCCTCCTCGATGATTTCCGCGCTGCGGACCATGGCGTCGGCCGCTTGCGCGTCGTCGCCCATGCCCCACCAGCGCAGCGAGGGCGTATCGCTGGACTCGCCGTCGTCCTTGACGCGGATCTTCTTGATCTCGTCGGCCACTACTCGGCGTCCCTGACCGGCGTGGGCACGTAGCCCGGCGGCGGCTGACCGTTCTGCCATACACCTGCCGAGCTCGGACGGTCGTTGTCGACAACAACGCGCGGTACATTCGATTTGTACGCGTCCGGGTTCGCCTCACGCAGTTGACGCAACTCTTCGAGTGTCATTTGTAGGCCCTCAGCGCGTCCTGGAACGCCTTGGTCTTGTCCTTGCGCTTCTTGCGCTCGCCTGCCTCGCTGAACGCGATTGCGACGGCCTGTTTCTGCGGGCGGCCGGCGGCCATCTCGGTGCGTACGTTCGAAGAGAACGCCGCGCGCGACTTGCCTTGCTGCAGCGGCATCAGCTCTGCCCCTCGAACAGCTCCGCCTCGAGCTTCTCGATATCCGCGATCGTCGGCGTCAGCGGCACCGGCGCGGGAGGCACCGGCGGCAGTTTCTCGGCGGCCGGCATGCGCTCCGCAATGGCTCGCTGAGCCTGCGGGCCCATGAGCAGCGAGACGCCGAACCCTTCGAACTTGACGACGCCAGCAGCGCGCAGCGACGTCAGCAGTTTATCGAGCTGGTCTAGCTCCACACCGAGGCACGCGTATTCCTAACGGAGCTGTCAGGCATGTGGGACAACGGCGTACGAATGGCAGTATTGCCACTTTGAGGCGGCTAACTTCGCAGTATCATTCGAATCCCATTTCTCGCCCGTCACCCTCCCACCAGTCGCCGCCCTGGCGCTTCTTGATGCGCTCGATGCGCTTCGCCTTGGCCGCGTCGAGGCGTTCTTGGTCGGTGGCCGTTGGCTCTTGCGCCGCGGTCTTGTCGTGCGCCTCGTAGAACGGGACGGCGCCGTACGTGCCTGCATCGGCAACGTCGGGATGGTGTGAGCCGTCGAAGTCCCAGCGCCCATCTTCGCGCGCCTTGATGTCCCACTTCGCCAGCTTCAGGTCATTCTCGAGCTCACTGCCCGCCATGACGTGGCCTTGGCCGGTGCCGAGCAGGTCGGCCAGCTTGTCGACGCGCGCACGCAGGCTGCCTGGGCCCTTGATCGCGGGTTCGATGACGATGCCGTGTGATCGGCGGAGCATGTCGTTCGTGGTGCGCGAGCTGCCGGCGTCGCGGATGATGCGCACGATGTTGCCGTACGGCGCGTACTGAGCCTTGAGCACCTTGAGCACTTCGAGATACTGCGACTCCAGGGCGTTTGCGCCGCGCTCGGTGACCCACTCGGCGACCTGCCATAGGCCGACGCGCTCCTTGCTTGACCAGCCCCACATCACGATAGCGAAGCGGTCCGCAGTGGCGGCGGGGTCCAGGCCGATGGCGAAGCGATCGAGCGTGACGAAACGCTTCTCGGTCGGGTGCGGAACGATCGGCAGCGCGGCCAGTAGGCGGCCGGGCTGCAGCATTTCGGCGCGCGCCCACTGTGGCGACGTCCAGGACCAGGCGTTGCGTGCCGCGCTGTAGCGGTAGGCTGTGAAGCTGGTATCCCACACGCGCTGGACGCCCTTCCAGTCGCGCAACAGTTGCGGATCGTCGGCGCCCTTCTGTGCCTCAAGCAGGGCTAGTCGTTGGGCCGCCTCGGGTGTGTGAACGTTTGCGAGACGTCCCCACGAGTGATGCGACCACTTCTGGTAGCCCTTGCTGCCGCCGGTCTTGCTCGCCTCGTCGGGTTCGGCCAGCGCCAGGAAATGGCCAACCGGCAGATCGGGCAACACGCCGCTCAGGATGACCCGTGTCGTCGGAGTGCACATCGGTTCGAGCAGCACGTCGAGCAGGTACTTGAGCACGCTGGACTTCTGGTCCTGGCACTCGTCAACGATGAACACCGAGTTGTGCAGGCGATTGCCGAGGTACTTCTTGACGTTCACTAGGTCATCGGTGCCGCCGAACGCGACGATCGCACCGTTGGGGAACGTGGTGATCTTCTCGTCGTTGCGATCGCGCCGCTTGATGGCGAAGCGATCGAGCAGTGCCTGCCATTTCGGCCATACGGAGAGCGTGAGGCCCGTACTCACCAGGCCCAAGAACACGTTGACGCCGTTGCGATGCGCGAGCGCGTTGTCGAGCAGGATGCCGAGGTCAGCCCATGTCTTGCCACTCTGCCGGTCGCACATGAAGTGCAGCCAGTTGGAGCGGTCCCGCATTGCCGCGAGCTGCGGTGCGTGTCCATCGGCGAATGCTTCCAGGGACCAGCGCGGTCGTGCACCTTCGCGACCGCGGCGCTCAGCCCGCTCCATCGCGGACACGAGGCGCCGCAGCCGCCGGCTCATTCGCTACCGGGGAACATCAGGTCGGCGGCGTGCTTGAACGCAGCGCGCGCGGCCTCATTGGGCGTGGCGCCGACGCCGAATACGTCGACCTTCTCGCCGTCGTCGAGCACGTCGGTCAGCTTGACCAGGACGTTGGGACTGTTCGGGCCCACGTCGACCACCCCAATCACCTCGATGTACCTACGACGGCGAAACCAGCCCATCACTTACCCTTGGCCGCCATTGGTCCCGGCGCGGTGAACTCTTCGAGGCTCGCTGTCGCGGCCTGAGCGTTGCACCACGGCACCAGCCAGACGACGTCACCGTTCTTGGGCGTGAGCGCAACGGTCGTACGCGCGCGGTCCAGCTCGATGGACTCGAAGTCCTTCTCGTCGCTGGTCTTGCCGCTCAGGGGACCGCCGACGGCCATTGCATTGGTCCAGGTCACTCGCTTGAGTCTCATGTCTGCTCCAGGAAATAGGGTTGGTAAACCACGTAAGGGAAAGCCAGCTTGAAGGCTGGCGTCATGTGCGTAGCCGCGAGCAGGCAGCCGCGCAGCTGGCCGGCGATGCCCTGGCGGCGGTAGATCTGCCGCACGTACAGGTAATGCAGCGTGAAGCCGTCATCGCATGACCAGCCCATGATGGTGTCGGGCGCCTCAGGGCTGCATGCCACGCGCGCCCCGTACCTCGCTAGAAGCCGCGCAATCCTCGCCCGCTGGCCTGCCTGGTAGACGCTAAACTCGATGCCCAGGTCACGAGCCGTGGCGTTCCAATAGCTGCGCAGCCACGACGAATAGATCAGGGCGGCGTCGCTCTCGACGGCCTGGCGAATGACCACTGGCGGGCTGTCATGCGGGTTTCCGACCGGCAAAGACATTGACACCAGAGACTTGTGTAGCGGGGTCATCGCCGCGCCTTCCGCATGCCGGCGAGCAGCTGCTCGGCCTTCTCGGCCAGCTCGTCGGGTGTCATGTCGTCGTCAAGCTCCTCATCGTCGCGCGTCCTGGCCACAGTCGCCAACAGCGTGCCGTACTTGCACAGGCGTGTGGCGTCCTCGGGCGCCAGGTCGGGCGCGCGCTCTCGAATCGCCTGAATGTCGACCTGCATGATTGCCATCACCTCGTCGAGCAGGGATTGGGGGTCGACTTCGCCATCTGCAACAACGTCGGCGCCATCGCCATCAGGTCCGCGTCGCTCAGCGTCTTTGCTTGCCGTACGAGCCATCTCCACCAGGTACGGTCATTCCGGGGTACGGTATGCGACTTCTTACCCTTGTTACCCTGGAGCATCTCCGCGCGCAGCCGGTTTATTGTCGCGTGCACCAGGGTATTGCCGGCATGAGCAGCCCGGGCAATCTCGTTCATGCCTACGCCCTCGGCGTGCATCTCCCAGATTCGACGCTCACGTGCATCGGGCCAGCGGCGGTGGTGCAGCAACACACTGGCGCGCTGGTAGTATTCAGCGCTGGCGCGGTACTCCTCGCCTCGCCCTGCCTCAAAGCGCTTGTCGGTCTTGAGTAGGCCCGAGTGCTCATCGCCTGTCTCGATGTCCTGGAAGCCGCTTGCCTTGAGCTTGGCGTACCACTCGCGTTGTAGCGCAGTCATTTGCGGCGCAACTCCTTGCTGGACTCGACCGCGTCGTCCCTTGTTACCCTCCTTAGCTTCACCCGCGCAAACAGGCGCTTGTTCCCACTGTGAAGCGGAAGCCACCCTAGTTGCTTGCCCAGCAGCGCCACCGAGATACGTAGTCGCGGGCTGAGCGGCACATCGAGCTCGCGCGCTACCAGTCCCGTCACGTCGTCTCGCCTGACGACGTGCTTCGTGTCGCCGGTGCACTCCCAGTCACGCGCCATCAGCTGGCGAATGCTCTCCAGGCGCTCTAGGCGCTTGACTACGGCGGCAATGAGTCGGGTCGGGCTGCTCACGAGCCCTCGCCCTGTTGCGGCTCCTCGTCTAGGCAGCGCCGGAACTCCAACTCGGAGCGCGACAGGCGGCCCACCGAACGACGCGGGTCAACCCCATGTTGGAACGGGCGCCCGACTACAGCATTTTGCACGAACTGAGCAGGTACTGTGCTCACATTTCAGTTCTATCAGAACTTTCAGAACGTTCAAAATGTTTTGAAACTTGACTATGACTTGCAGTTACATCGTAGTCGCGCAGCGGATCCTACCGTCCGGATCAGACCAGACACACGCGAGCTATTGGTCGACGGCGGGTTGCAGGCGGGCTAACGGAAACGACACGGTTGCGGCACTGGAGATCCGAATAGGCCAGGGCGTCCCAATCTCGTGCGCCCTACCTCTCCAGGCTGTGTCAGTTTCCCTACGGCGCCATGGGCACGGTTGCCACCCTGGCCGTGGGCCTTCTGCGTTGTGTTCCGCGGCGATCGGGATCCGCTTTGCGCTTCCCCGCCGTCTATGTGCTTCCTGAGAATCTTGGGCAGGTAGTTCCATCCCGCCTCGATCAGTTCTTCCGTGCTGGCGTCGCGCAGCGCTCCAGCGACCTTCTCGGCGGCGAGCGCGCACATTCCTCGGTTCACGATTTCGCGTCGGCCGTCGTCATTGATGCGAATGACGGCCCAGCTTTGCGCTGCCTTCATACAATATCTGCGCTCCATGATCGCTGCGTTCCTGTCCGCTAGGAACCGAGCCTCTTCCCTGACCTCGCCTCGGCCACGACGGGCAGCCCTATTCTTGGCCCAGTCGAATCTCACGCCTTCGTCCTCCGCCACCCCATCGCGCCGCACACACGCGCCATTCGTTGCTCGTCGCTCTCCACCGGCGGTCGCTGCCCAGCGTGCGCCATGCACGTGCGGGTGCGCGTTGCGCCCGGCATGGTAAGCACCAGCGTCGTGCAGGACGGGTGAGCGCAGTAGCGGATCACGCGGCCTTTCGTTGCGCCACGCGCGCGATGCTGAGAAGGAGGTCGCGGAACTCGGGCGGTGTGGCCTTGCACTCATCCCGGTGCATCCGAAGGGCGCCCTTGGCGCGCAGTGTTCCTAGTCGTTGGGCCGCGCGCCGTTCCTCTTTGGAATGAAAGCCCTGGTCAAGACGAACTCCAGCGGCGCTTGGGCCCCAGATCAGTTCAATCGGTTTACTGGCGTTCGCGGCGGCGAACTCCCAGTTCATTACGCCAGCATTGAAGTAGAGCCAAGTCTTTTTCCTGGCCCGATGACCGTAATGGCCCTGCTCAACACAACAGGTCCACCCATTGTAATTGCCGTCCGCCCTGATCCAACCTCCGGTATGTGCGGGCCGCGTGAGATTGAACATCTCCCACGCCTTTGAGGCCTCTGGGTGTTCAATGATTCCGCCCCAACTGCGAACACTGGCAAGCGCGGAAGCGAAGCATCCACCATCGTCTCCGAGAAGCTTGCGCCGTCCTAGCTTGTGCAGCATTGGGCCGCCATACCAGTACCGACCCCATCGTTCACATGGCGGATGCGCAACCACTGGCCATGGCCCGGCGTATAGCCGTGCGTCGCGCTTCTCGTCCCAAGGGTCTACGTCGGGCAGCCCGAAATAACAGCCGCCGGTGGCAACGAAGAGTGCAGCAATCAAAATGGCACCGCCTGCGCGCCGACGCCACGCGCTTCGAAGCGGCCGCGGTGCACTGCGACCTGTTGCGCGTCCCAAACGTGGATCCAACCGGGAACGCCAGGGCGAAGGCGCTTCATCGCTTGCCTCCCGCCGCGAATCGCGCCACCGGCTTCGCGGCCTCTTGCTCCGCCTTTGCGCGCGGACGCTCTAGTAGCCGCGTGACCCTCTCCGCGAGTTCTAGCAGCTCAACCGCCGTCGAGTAGTCAGCGCGCGCCCGGGCCATTTCGAACTCGCTCGGCCCGTGCTGCATCACGAGTTGTACCCCGGCGTCGCTGGCCATCCCATCGGCGCGGAAGCGGCATTGCAGCTCCAGCAATTCCAGCTGCTTCAACGCGCGGTCCGCCAGGGTTGCCACGCCCTTGACATTTGCGGCGCGCGCCGTCCAGCGCAGCACCGACCCCAAGCTTGGCGACTTCAGGTCGTTGGCGGCTTCCTTGAGCCAAGCGGCGACAGTGTCCTCGTGTTGGCTCACGTTGCGACCTTCTGCGCGCAGCACCAGCACAGCGCGCTGCCGGTCATGTGGTCGTTGTTCCCGCAGCCGGTGCAGTCACCCGCCCGAACAGCAATGATTCGCCCACGCCTCTGCTTGGGAACGTACTTGTCCTTGCGCGCCTTGGCCTGTCGATCCAGACAGACGCGGCCCCATTTGCGATCCAGCGCGATCGGCTCAGTGCCGCACTTCGGACAGAGACCCATGCCCTGGAGACGGGCGTACTTCTTTGGATCGTAGTTGGTCATGT